AAGATTTTGGTTGTAAGTAGATAGATTGCCAAGTTGTGATAAGAACATCTTTGGTGAACTCTTTGGAGAACCCGCTGTACAACTTTTGACAATGTCTTGAAACTGACCAGCCATTGTGGCTTGAATAATCTTCAAAGTCAGAATACATCTGCTCTACAAGAGATGTAGTTGGAACAATAAGAATGCATTTGCGCCCCTCAGAAATATGATGACGCATGATTGAATAAATGATGAATGATTTACCAGAACCTGTAGGAGATAAAAGCAGAGTTCGGTCTTCGTTGACTGCTTTTTGGATAGCGTCTACTTGATAGTCACGAATTTCAATTTTGCTAGGCAACTCTAGTGCTTTTACAAAAGTTTCAACATCATCGTGATTGATGTTATTGTTAGTTACAAAGTCTGACTTGTATGTTAGAGTGTATTCGTTTCGTTCGCAGAACTGTTGAACATATTGTAACAAACCAATGTAAAGAGTTTTTCTTAATTGATCGTACAGGCGAACCTTACCATCCCACAACCTTGCTTTGTACTGTGGTGTAAATCTTGCGCCTGGATATTCGTATGTAAAGAAGTCAGCGAGTTCTTGTTCAACAGATGCATCTCCGAACACTCTCATGTAAACTTCATCTAACTTCTCAACAACTACATTAACCATTACATTCCTGCTAAAAATTTCTTCCATTCAACAGCAGTTTTGATTTGCCAATCTCTTGCTTTGATTTGTTGAAGGATAGATTCCAAAAGATATATCATTGTTTCAAGATATTTAATCTTGACCTCTAATTGATTTAGTTCAGCATCGCCAGTGAGAAATTCATCCATCTCATTCTTAAGTGGCTTGACACCTTGCCATTGATCCCAACCAGTTTCTTTTAATTCTTCACGAGACATCTCACCACGATAGTAGCGAAATTTATTTTTACGTAGAAGATTGTAATCTGATTGTAGTTTCGTGTGCTTGAGTTTAACCTGTACAAGCAGCTTTACATACTTAGCGTGGAGTTTGGGAGTTGCTGTGGAATTTTCTCCGAGATAGTTATCATCGATCTCGCAGTCTTTTTCCCACTCTTCTTGCAGTTGTTCAATATTCATAATAATCCTCAAGTTGACTTGACTACATTATACATCAAGTCTTACAAAAAATCAAATTTGTCTTACAAGAATTTGTAATATCCGTAGCGGAATGTAGCATTACATTGTATGTAATTAACATCCGTATTTGTTGATTGGAATGTTACAGTTCCAATTGTCACAGGGAACAAATCAACAAACTGTATTTGTTGTGCAATATTATTGTTACCTGTTAAGATTGACAAAGTAGCATCAGAGTAGTTCTTTGCTAGTTCTGAATAGTTATTATTGTCTGCTTGAACGAATGCTCTGTATTGTTCATAATCATTTGGGAAACCTAGAGCAATAATCCAGTTATACAAATATTTGTAGTTCTTCATCTCGTTATCAATTAAGAAATTGATTTCAAGAGTATCGTATGTTAGCGTTTCACCTGGAATTGGTTGTTTGGTGAATGGGTTGGCGTACTCTGGATCACCAAGAGTAAGTCCTGGAAGATTAACTTGCTGACAAAAGAAAGAAATGTCAGGTAATTTGGTTACACTGAACATGAACCCATTAGGTGATAATGGGGTAATGTTATCTGGAACTGGACATGTAGTTGTATTAGCCATAAGATTATTTATCCAAATAAAAAAGAGGGATCTCGAAAGACCCCTCTTTAAGTACCGCTTCTATGTCGGTTTATTCAACCGACTGTCGATTACATTAGGTTAGCAACCTTAACACGACGGTAGTAGTAGTTTACGTTTGCAGTTAGGTTGTCCTGACCGCTAGTACCATCGTCAAGGTTAACGAATGGGTTAGCAACTAAACCGTAACGAGTCTTGAAGCCAATCTTTGGTTGGAAGCTGTTTGGATCAACAGCACGAACCATTTGTAGAGGAACGTATGGGCAGTAGAATAGACCAGCATCAAATGCTGACTGACCCTTGTAACCAACTACGAAGAATTGAGTAGCAGATACGTTAGAAGTATATGGGTCAACATACACTTTGTACTTGCCGTTTAGAACACCAGCGTAAGTAGTGCTAGTGTCATCAACAGTAAGATCGTTCTTACCAGTGATACCAGAAGAGTAGTCAAGAACACCAGCCATCGCTAATGCAGAAGCAACGTCTGCAGAAGTGATGATGATGTTACCACGACCACGACGAGTCTGTTGACCAATAGCGTTAGCTTCACGCTCGATTTGGAACATTAGACCCTTGAACTTTTCAACAGACCAACGACCATTAGAGTCAGTGTCTAGGTCGAAAGTACCAGCAGTAGTAGTACCAACTGCAGCGCCAGCTTTAGCTGTCTTGTAGATAGTACGGATAACTTCACGGTTGATTTCAGCAAGAATCTCAGTAGAAAGAATGTTGCTTAGTTCACCTTCAGCGTCAAGACCATGAACAGACTTCATGTCTTGTGCTAGTTCGATAGAGTATTCTGCCTTCAAAGCACGAGTCTTTGCAGTTACAGAAGTCTTTTCGATGCTGAATGCCATCTGACCGAATGAACCATCACCAGATCCACCTTGACCTAGACGCTCTGCATCAGCAGTTGCTAGACCAGAACCAGTAGTCTCAGAACCACCGAAGTCATAAGCACCGCTGTGAGTACCAGTACCCGCAAAGTCAGTGTCAGCTTCGTTGAATAGAGCCTCAGTACCACCTTGTGAACCATAACGTGACTTCATTGCGAAGATCAAGCCAGTTGGTTGAGTCATTGGCTGAACACCGCAAACATCATAAGCGATAAGTTGTGGCATTGCACGACGAACCAAGCTGATCAAAACTGGATCAAACTTAGCTACACCGCCAGTGTCTGGGTATGAACCGACAGCGTTAGTTGGAGCTGCTTCGAAAAGAGCTTCAGCTTGCTTGCGCATTTCACGCTCTTGGTTCTCTAGAAGAACAGCAGTAACTTCTTTACGATACTGATCTTTGATCTGTGGAGCACCTTCGTGATTTAGAACTGGTGCCCATTTTTCCATTAATTGTTGACGAGTAGTCATTTTAATTCCTTTTATTTAATTTTGTTGAGTGCTGTTAGATAAGCATTCATAGTTGGGTCAACTTGCTGCTTCTTTTCTTCAGTGATAATTTCAACTGGAGTGTCAGAAACAACAGACTCAACTAGTGGAGTAGCTTTCTTAGTGAAATAATTTTCACGGATTGTCTGTACTTTTTTCTCAAAAGATTCAGCGTCTTCGTATGATAGTTCTTCTGCTAGAGCATTGAACTTTTCTACTTCAGTGTCAGTTAGACCTTGAGTAGCAGATGCAAGAATCTCTAAACGCTTTTGTTCAGATAGAGTCTTTGCTAACTCAATGTTAGCTGCAACCTGTTCGTTCAACTTTTCTTCTAGTTCAGAAATTTTGTCTTCCATTTCACCAAGCACATCGAACTTCTCTTCAGGAACTTCGATATAGTGCTCTTCAAATAGAGACTTCATACCAGCCACGAAACTCTCAAGAATTTCAGACTTAATACCACGCTCTAGGGCAATTTCATTCTGTGCCATCCACTGCTCAGCAACATAGCCGAGATATCCATCAACTTTTTCAACAAGACCCTCTGTATTCTTTTCAACTTGCTCTGCAAGTTTACTTTCGAATTCTTCTTCAATACGAGCAACTTCTTCTTTAACACGAGCCATTACAGCTGCTTCGTAGATAGTAGTTGCTTTAGTTTTAAATTCTTCTGATAGTTCTTCACCATTAAACAATGCGTCCATGTCTTCTTTGACAGCGTTGCCTTTACGAACTGGAGACTGATCACCATTGTTTGGGTTCATAGAACCTGTTGGTGCGTTTTCAGCTGCCTTTTCGTTATCAACATCGTTACGCTTGTTGTCTGGGTTTTGGTTTTCACCCTGTGCTTTAACTGCATCGCCTTGGCGAATTGGTGATTGGTCACCAGCGCCAGCAGATCCTTTTGTAGAATCGCTACCACCTTCTTTACCATGAATCTTAGCTTCTGCCAAGATCTCTGCAATTTTTTGTTCGATTGACATCTATGTTCTCCTAACTGGAATAGTTCTGTTAAATTATTTATAAATTATCTGATTTTACTCAAGAATTTTGCGAAAGCCAAAACCTTTGCTTCCTGTAGTTCTCTAGAAGAAGCCTTCTTGATAGCATGTTTGACTTCCTCAATATGCTTTTCCACGAACTTTCCATCAACAAATGTCCACTCCTTATTTTCCATGATACCACGGACAAACGCATCTGGAGCGGAAGGGTCAGCAACGATGTCTGCTGCCGTAGAGAGCATGAAATCGTCTTGTACAATATTGACTCCGTCTTCATTCATTTTCAATGAGCCAAGTGCACGACTAGAAACACCAAGATTTGCACCGCCATCAAGAAGACCACGAGCAATTTGACCCATTGGGGTTTCTAGAATTTTTGCTTTACCAATGTAGTTGGTTCCTTCTTTACGAAGGTCTACGATCAAATGAGAAACACGATCAAGATTAATTGATGGAGTATCTGGGTGACCTAGTTCACCATAAGCACGATTGGTTAAAACTTGTTCTTGCATGTAACGTGCCACTTCTTTGTCCATGACACGCTCTTCATACATACGCTTGTTACGATTAACAACATTAGATTGTAAGAATACACCTTCAATAAAATATTGTTTGCCTTTGCCAAGACCTTTGTCTTCGACAATAAGTTTAGCTTCTTGCAATTCTTCTCTAATTAGTTTCATTTTTATACCTTATCTGGTGAGCCACTAATTGTAGTAGAAGCGCCAACACGAGTTTCATCGTCGTATGCTCCGTAAGTAGCAGTCTCGACTTTAGTAGACCATCCAGCAACTTTACGTAAAACTAAAAATCCTGAAACATCTTTTGCTGATGCGTTAGTGATAACGATATCACTAGTGTTGTCATTAGTGATTGGAATACCCCAAGCATTCGCTTCCATATATGGAGCATTTTCTGGAGCACATGCAATAACGATTTTACTATTACGGTTGATTGTAACTTTTGATGCCAACTCACCCATAATACTAAACTTAACAATATTAACTGTAGGGGTGTCAGAGTTTCTTGCTTGAGTAGATGCAGTTAGGTTGGCGATAGTAATAGTGCCAGACTCTGCTGCAGAAGATGTGAAGTGAATCACAGTCTCCTGATTTGTATTCTTGACAGTTGTTAATGTCATTGCCATTTTAGTTTTCCTCTAATTTTTGTAGTACATACATAAAATTATCTTTTGACTCACGCATGTACTCAATTACTTCTGTTTGGTTCTGTAATAGATTATTTAGCTTGTCTTGAGTTCTTGTATCAATTGCTACAATGCTTTCATCGTTGAGAACATAGTGCAATTTATTTTCAATTAAACGATCTAATTTGTTTATAGAGCGAATCTGTTGTACTACTGGATCTACTGAAAACATATTGGAAGAAGCAAGCTGTTTGTATGATTCTACTAATGTGTCAGTAACTTTAATATCGTGATGTTCTTTAATAATATTAGCAATTATATTATCAGATAATTCTTCGTATAACTCTTTCTTAGCTTGCTCTTCCAAAGAATTGTTATAAGATCTGACGCTGAACGCACCAGAATCTTTAAACTTAGCAATGAACTCTTTAAAATGCATTTTATTCCGTAGGGTCTTCTGCTGGATCTGCAGATGGTTGTTCTAAAGTTTTGAACATACTTGATGCAACTGATTGACGCATATCATCAATTCTTGCAGTAATTTTTTCGCCCATTGCTGCTGCAAAAGCAGTCTCAGTAGCCATAGCATCACCACTCTTAATCGCATCAACTAATGCTAATACTGTATCACTCATAATATTCTCCTATTAATTTGGCCAAGTACCAGTTTTTAGTTTGGTAACATTAGCTTTTTTCTGTTGTGTATTCGTAGCTGGAGCATTCTCTTCTTCAGATTGTTGCTCGTCTTCTGCTTGTTGCTCTGCTGCTTGATCGCCACCTTGCTGTTGTTGCATTGCAGCTTGTTGCTGCATAGCTTGCTGCTGTTGTTCAGCTTGTGCATCCATAGCTGGTTGTTGCATTGCAGCTTGTACCTCACCTTGTTGAGTAGCAATCTGTAGAGCCATCTTTTGCTCTTGTTCAATTTGTTTAGCAATTTCTTCAATCTCATCATTGTCCATACGGAGAATGTTTTTCTTAGCCCATTGCATAGAGTAGTATTTACCAACATATGGGTCTAACAACTGTAGCAATGAAACACGAGATTGAATAAGTTCTGTGTCTCTTAATTCTGCATAGTGATTGTCTTCGATGTAATCATACTTAATTTCTGCAACAATATCTTCCCACTCTTCTGGGCGGATTACACCTTTGGCAATTAACTGTACACGAAGTGCGTTGTTAAATAGGGCAGAGAATTTTCTACGCAGTCTAACAATAAAT